AAGGTAGCGATGCAACAGGCGTTTTAGTTGGTGACACTTTAACCGTTGATGTCAATATCAATGCAACCGAAAACCAAGACTGGCCAATCACGATATCTAGAAATGGCGTGGCAACAGACTATTTAATTCAAATAGGTGCAGCCGGTGTTGATGCGCCAACCATTACATCGCCCAGCGAAGCCCAAACAGACGTCGTCGAAACTGCAACCATTTATGCGGATCCCTTTGACACCTTCCCGACAGGCTATGACACCCATGCCAGTTCGCAGTGGCAAATTTCAGATGATGCCGGTTTTAGCAATATCGTTTTCGACTCATTAGGTGATGCGGTTAATTTAACTGAAATCCCTATACCAGAAGGTGAACTCGCCTACTTAACCACCTACTATGCCCGTGTTCGCTACACAGGCTCACTCGGCAAAGTGTCTGACTGGTCAGCAACACGCACTTTCACCACCAGAAAAGAGCCTCTACCTACATCAGAAATCGCCAAGCTATTAGCCAGTGATGGTGCAGCCAGTGACAATGCGGGTTATACCGTTGATATGAGTGGCGACGGCCAAACAGCTTTAGTCTGTGCGATGTATGACGATGGTGGCCGAGGTTCAGCCTATATCTGGAAGCTGGTCACAGGTACATGGCAGCAGCATCAAAAGCTCACCGCAACTGATCGCAATACCAACCATTATTTTGGTTGCTCAGGCAAGCTCAATTATGACGGTAGCCGCGTCATTATAGGTGCCTATGGTAATGAAGCAGCCTATCTATTTGAAGAATCAGGCGGCACCTACTCACAAATCAAAAAGTTTACAGCCACTGATGGTTATTCAGGTGCACTTTACGCTTGGAGTTCAGATCTAGACTCACTCGGCACCACAGTTGTGATTGGTGCAAAAAGTGATGATGGCTTGGGTAATAATGCAGGTGCGGTCTATGTTTATACCGATAGCAGCGGCACATGGCCTGAAACCAAAGTCACTACCGCTGCGGGTGATGGTATCGGTACATCAGTATCAATCAGTGATAACGGACTGCGTTTTGCAACAGGTGGTATTGAGCGAACAAGTGATCAAGGCTGTTGTTATGTGTTTGAGTTTACCAGCAGCTGGGGCCAAATTGCCTTATTAATTCCATCAGGCTTGGTTAATTATGACCGTGTAGGCCGATTTTGTGCCATTTCAGGTAATGGGTTAGCGGTTGCTTTTGGTGGTTTAGAAGTCAATAAGGTATGGATTTACAGTGATACCGGCTCATGGAATCAAGACTACGTCATCAATGGTACTTTTTCTTCACATCCGCAAGCGGTTGATATCAATGCCGATGCTACCGTCGTCATTACTACCAAAAATATATCAACAGGTTCATTTGCAGTGTTTATGAAAACACTGGGCGTATGGGCTGAGTTTGCCGAAGTTTACCCAACATTAGGTGCAGCAGGCGATCAATTCGGTTGCAGTAGCGGAATCAGTGATGACGGCAAGCTAGGCATTATTGGCGCCAAATACGACGACGACAAAGGCGCTGATGCCGGTGCTGGCTACATATTCGGATAAGGGGTAGAAGATGAAACAAGTTCCAGAATATGCAAAAACAGATGATAACGGCAATGTGATCGAATACCCGGTTTATGAGCACCATATTCGCAACCGTGGCCAACAACCCCAAAGCTATGAACAAGTCATATTGGTTGAACCACCAGAATTCAACACCGTTACCCATACGCTTTCTAAACAAACAGCACAACGCAATGCTGAAGGCAACTTAGAACAAGTCTGGCAAGTAGACGTAAAGCCACTAGACATGCTACGCGAACACATGGCTGCCGAATTAGCAGCTATTCGCTGGCAGCATGAAATAGGTGGCGTGACCTTGCCAAATGGTATGCAGCTCGACACTAGCCGAGAAAGTCAAGCTATGACCAGCAGTGCTTATAACAGCTTAAAAGATGGCCTGATAGCTGACACAGACTGGAAAGGCAAAAGTGGCTGGGTGGTCGTCACCATTACCGAATTAGCCCCGATTGCAGGTGCCATCGCCGCCCACGTACGTGGCAGCTTTGGTGCAGAACGCATCGTGGCAGAAGCGATTGAACAAGCCGATCAAGCTACCTTGTTGGCGATGAATATCAAAACAGATTTTCTCGCAGCCTACACGCTGAAAATGGAGGAATTAAATGCTGTTTAACCTCTATTTATATGCCGTTTTAATCACGCTAGGTATTAGCAGATATCTATTCAATATCTTGCTGTGGATAGACCAAGGTTTAAACGTGGTTTTTTTAGGGGGTGATCCTGACGAAACCATTAGCAGCGTGATCGGCAAGTTTTACAAATATCACCCGTTTCTAGCTTGGCTCAGAAAAGTCCTTAACACGCTTGATGAAGACCATACCGAGAAAAGCCGAGAAGACGACGAAGGACAAAATTCAGTTTGGGCCGTAGTCGCCCGAAAAAAAGCACAACTTATTTTAAAACACAAAGGAGACAACCATGCCTGATTATTTACATGGTGTACAAGTCGTTAATTTAACGAGTGGTGTACGCCCAATTAGAACCATTAAAACTGGCATCATTGGTGTGGTCGGTACCGCACCATTAGCAGATGCCAATGAATTTCCATTAAATGAACCTGTTTTAATTACGGGTAGCCGTGCCAAAGCTGCATTATTAGGTGCAGATGGCACCTTGCCACAAGTGATGGATGCCATCTTTGACCAGATAGCACCCGTTATCGTCGTGGTACGTGTTGACGAAGGTGTAGACGATGCCGCAACGCAAAGTAATGTTATTGGTAGTGTTGACGTTAACGGTAAATTCCTTGGCTTAAAAGCTTTGTTAGTCGCTGAAAGTAAACTGGGCGTGAAACCGCGTATTTTAGGTGCACCGGGCTTTACCCATGTGCAAGCCGTCACCACAGAACTGGTCTCCATTGCGGATCAACTACGCGGCTTTGCTTATGCCGATGCACCATCAGGCACAGCAGAAGCAGCAGTAACCCATCGTGACTTGTTTGGTGCTGAGCGCTTAATGCAAATCTTCCCAGAAGTAAAAGTATGGGATACCGTTGCAGACGACTATGTTGACACACCAGCATCCGCCTTTGCATTAGGTTTGCGTGCCAAAATTGATAATGATGTTGGCTGGCATAAAACTATCTCAAACCTACCATTTAATGGTATTTCAGGCTTAAGCCAAGATATTGATGTCGGTGGCACAGCATCCAAAGCCAATTACCTGAATGAAAACGAAGTCACCACCATTATCAAACGTGAAGGTGAACGTTTTTGGGGATCTCGTACCTGTAGTGCTGATCCAATGTTTGCCTTTGAATCAGCGGTACGTACCAACGATATTCTGGCTGAAACCATCCAAGAAGCGCACAACTGGGCGATTGATAAACCAATGAGTCAAACCCTGATTGATGACATTTTGCGTAGCGTCAATGCCAAGTTCCAGAAGCTGAAAGCAGACGGTTATATCGTCAATGCAGAAGCCTATCTCGACCCAGACTTAAACACAGAAGCAACGCTAGCCGCTGGTCAGCTTTGGTTGAATTATGAGTTCACACCAGTGCCACCATTAGAACAGCTAACGTTCAATGCAATTATCACCAACAAATATCTTGTTGAATTACTGCCAGCGGCATAAGGAGTTAACACATGGCAACTAAATTACCCGAAATATTAAAAGGCTTTGCCTTAATCGTTGATTCCCAAGGCTATGGCGGCAGATGTAGTGAACTGAAGTTGCCTAACTTGCAGCGTGAAATGGAAGGCTATCGTGCTGGTGCAATGGATCGTGAATTAGAAATGGATATGGGTGGCCCCGGCTTAACCGCTGAATTTACGCTGGATGAATACACACCAGCCATTATTGAGCAATGGGGATTAACTACCGTAGATGGCGTCAGCATTCGTTTTAAAGGCTCAGTTAAAGCCGATGATAACGATGGTGATGAAATCCCAATTGAAGTGGTGATGCGTGGCCGATTTAAAGAAATCGACCAAGGTGACTGGAAGCCAAAAGAAGGTCAAAAAATGAAGGTCGTGGCCTCACTCGCTTTCTATGAATATATCTACAACGGCAAGCAAGAAATCAAGATTGATGTGCTTGAAGGTGTCGAAATCGTCAACGGTGTTGATCGCCTTTCAACCCGCCAAGCCAACCTAGCACCATAAGGGGAAACCACATGGCACAAGCAAAACAAAAATACACAGTTATTAAAGCGGGCCGTCATGGTGAAGTGGGTGAAGTCTTAACGGCTCACCCACGCGCAATGACATTCAAATTAACCCAGCAGCTGGTGGCAAAAGGCGAACTGAAAGGCAAAGCCTTAGAAGAAGCCATTAAAAAAGCCAACCCAGCAGCTGATAAAACACCAGCCAAAACGGAGACAAAATAATGGCACAAGCAGCAACAAATGAAAGTGCAAAAACAGTCATTGAGTTAAAGCACCCGATTAGCTTCAAAGGTGAACAAATCACCCAACTTGAAATGCGTCGTCCCAAGGTGCGTGACAATTTAACGGCAGCCAAAAGACCGGGTAGCGAAGCTGAAAAAGAGCTGTTTGTATTCGCCAACCTATGTGAACAAGATCCAGCAATGCTGGAAGAGTTAGATATGGTTGACTACCTACAGTTGCAGAGTATCTACACGGGTTTTTTAGAGTAGATGAAGAAAGCGTCAAGAACATCATCATGGCGCTTTCTCTCAATACAGGCTGGACATACAGCGAACTGCTAGCAATGGACACAGAAGACTTTGTCGATTACTACCAGCGTTTAAAGGACGCCATGCCTAGCGAGAAATAAAACCAGCAATCCACTAACAAGGACGTTGGTGGTGTTTGTTCAAGGTTTTAAAAAGGTTAATTAAGCAATGAAAGATACTGACAATAAAACCGGCAATAAGGCTGACAGGAATAAGCAGCATCAACCAAACAAGTACGGCAGAAAATAAAGCTTGAATTGGTTCAGCATCACCAATTACAAGCACTGCAATATAAGCGATGCCATAAGTAAAAATAGCAAGAAAGTTTTTAGTAAGGAATTTCATCATGTCTAAAACACTCGCTGTAAGTGTACTGATTGGTGCTGCATTAAGTAAATCTTACCTTAGCACATTTGACACAGCAGAACAAAAGAGTGCTAAGTTAGGTCAAGCCTATAGCGAAACCAATAACAAGCTCAATGCAGCTAATGCAGTGCTCAAATATCGTGAGCAATTAAAAACATTACATCAAAAACAAGATGCAGTCGGTGGCAGTAGTGAACGTTTAGCTGCTGACATTGAAAAAACTGAGAGAAAGTATAAAGAAGCTAAGAAAGCGGCCAAAGACTATCAGCTATCTATCAAAGGTCTGGCCGTTGAACAACGTCGTTTATCACGCGAATCTGATCACCTTCAAACCAAGATAAAACATACAAACGGCTTGCTTGAGTCGCAATCAAAACTGGGGGCTTTAAAAGGAAAGGCGCTCGGTATGCTGGGTGGCGCTTATGCCGCAGGTAAAATGTTTGGTAATGCCTTCGACGTTGAAGACAAAGTATTGCAGCTAGGTGATGTCATCACAGGCGAGAATGTTCAACAGCGTCTGCAAGCTTCAATTGCTAATAGTAAAGCTTTTGCAAAAAAATCATTAGCAACAGAAACCGACATGTTGGAGATCGACTACTCGCTTCGTTCTTCTGGTTTAAATGATCAAGCAGCTATGTTTGGTGCACAAATTGTATCCAAGGTGGCTACAGTCACCAAAGGATCAGCATCAGAAGTTGGTTTTATTATCGGTGATACCTTCATGAATATGGGCAAGCAGATGGAAGGCAGTGTCGAGCAAAAGCTCACCCGTATCGGTGACGTATTTACTAAAACCAAGAATCTATTTTCGATTAAAGACTTTGGTCAACTAGGTGAAGGATTAAAAGAAGCTTTATCAGGCGCTTTATCTAATAACTTATCCTTAGAGCAAACCGCCGCGATCATTGGTCAAATCAATAACGGCATGTTGAAAGGCTCGCAGGCCGGTACCGGCTTTAATGCCATTTTACGCCAACTGCCGAAAGCAGCTGACGACTTAGGCTTTGACATTGTGCGTGATGACAATGGCGCTTTAGATATGTTGGCCACATTAACATCCCTAAAATCAGCGCTAGCGGATATTGATGATATTGATGAACGATCTATGCTGCTGCAAAAAGCTTTCGGTGATGAAGGTAAAAAAGGCTTAATGCCTTTATTGTCTGGTCTTGATGATTTAAAGAAAAATTACAAAGAACTTAATGAAAATGCTGCTGGTACCGTTGATGAAGGTTATGAAAGGCGATTGGCTTCGGCATCTGGTCAATGGACGATATTTACTCAAAACATCACGATGGTTGGGGCAAGTCTGGCCAGTACATTGTTGCCAGCCGTTAATGCTGTTGTAACACCAGTTGCCCAGCTTGTCGGCTGGGTGGCAGAGGCGATAGAAAAATTTCCAGTCGTGGGCTACATCATAGGTGGACTATCAGCGGGGATCGGGTTATATGGTGTAGGTATTGCTGCTGTTACTGCTGCACAATGGTTATTTAATGCAGCGTTACTTGCAAACCCAATTGGCCTTGTTGTGGCTGGAGTCGTTGCTGGGGCAGCCATAATTTATAGTTACTGGACACCTATTAGTAACTTTTTTGTAGGTCTATGGGCAGATTTAAAATCCGGCGGTGGTCATGTAGGACAGTTTTTAAAAAATGTTTTCAATTATTCACCGTTAGGCATAGTAGTAACAAACTGGTCAAGCGTTAGCGGCTTCTTTAGTGGCATGTGGTCTGACATTCAAGCCAGTGCAGGCAATGCATGGAAATTCGTGACAACCATATTTGAATACTCCCCACTTGGCCTACTAATGAAAGGCTGGGGCAAAGCCTTTGACTGGATTCAAACCAAGTTTGATGGTGTTGGCAATATTGTCAGCAAAGTTAAAGACTGGTTCAGCTGGGGTGATGACGAAGACGAAAGCACAAGCAAAACTCAAGTCAAACCAGTGACCAAAACCACCAATGTTATTCAGCTATCAGACTATCGTGAAAGCCGTGAACGTGGTGTAACCGCAAAATCGAAGCCCGTTACCCAAGCTGTTAATCAACAATTAAACCCATTAGCGATACCGCAACCGGGTGCACTAAATCAGGTTATTGATCAACAGCTGAAGCCGGTCGATATTGCGAGTCCAACAGCACTAGGCCAACAGATTGATCAACAACTCAATCCAGTTGCGATACCGCAACCGGGTGCATTGCAACAAGTGATTGATCAACAGCTAAACCCTGTTGATGTTGTTAACCCAGTTACATTACAATAAGTTATTGATCAGCAGTTTAATGCGGTAGATATCCTGCAACCGGGTGCAATTAATCAGGTAGTTGATCAGCAGCTGAAGCCGGTCGATATTGCGAGTCCAACAGCACTGGGACAACAGATTGATCAACAATTAAATCCGGTAGCGATACCGCAACCGGGTGCATTGCAACAAGTTATTGATCAACAATTAAACCCTGTTGATATTGTTAACCCAGTTGCACTGCAACAGGTTATTGATCAACAACTCAACGCGGTAGATATCCTGCAACCGGGCGATATCACCCAAAAAGTGCAACAACAGCTACAACCTTTACAACCTGTATTGCCAGACAACGTTGTGCAATTTGTGCAGCCAATCAACAAAGGCAAGCCAGATAATGCACCACAATCCGTGCCAACCAACTACCCAAGTCACGGCAATGCAGCACTACAAATCCAGCCACAACAACAAGCAGCAGCTGCAACCAACATTGTGAACCATAACAACTATCACATCACAATCAACCAGCAACCGGGCGAAGATGCACAAGCATTAACAGATCGCATCATTCGAGAACTAAAACGCCGTGATGCAGCAAGCAAGCGTGGAGGTTTATACGATCATGGCTGATATCATGATGATGCTAGGTGACTTTATCTTTAGTGTAGACACCGCCGCCTATCAAGAACTCACCCGTGTAACTGAATATCGCTGGCAACAACAAGACCGTGTCAACCGTGCACCGGCCCAGCAATATATCGGCCTAGGCAAAGATGAAATCACCCTAACAGGCGTGATTTACCCTCACTATAAAGGTGGTATCGGCCAACTCGACACCATGCGAACAATAGCAGGCCAAGGCAAAGCCTTATTGTTAGTGGATGGTTTAGGCAAGATCCACAATGAATGGTGCATCGTCGAAATCGAAGAAAAACAACCCAGACACGCCCGTCAAGGCATACCGCTAAAACAAGAATTTAGACTACGCCTTGTTGCCTATGGAGAAGACTAATGGCCAGTTATAGAACCATCGACGGCGACATGCTTGATGCAATCTGCTTAGACCACTACGGCCAAGTCACAGGCGTAGAAGAAATCGTACTGGCAGCCAATCCAACACTGGCCGAAATTGGCCCAGTCTTACCAGCGGGGATCATCATTGATTTACCCGACATGCCAAGCCAGCAAGAAACCGTTGATATCGTGAGGCTGTGGGACTAATGCAGCCTTTATTCCAAATACTCGCAAACGACAAAGATATCACGGCCAAGATAAACAACCGCTTAATCAGCATCACAGTGACCGATGAACGCGGCTTACAAAGCGATAGCGTCAATATTGAACTTGATGATCGTGATAACAAACTCGCTTTATTACCAACCGGTGCAGAACTCAAGATTCATCTAGGCAAACTGTCAAACGATAACGTCATCCAATACGTTTACATGGGGAAACACATCGTTGATGAAATTGAACTCTACGGCCCACCAGAAACCTATCAAATTAATGCAAAAGCCGCAGATATGCGTAAAAGCTTAAAACAACAGAAAACACGCGCATGGCAAGACATCACAATGGGTGATCTAGTAAGCAAGATTGCACACGAACACGGTTTAAAACCCAATGTCGATGCAACACTGGCTAATATCCCCGTCACCCATATCTCACAAACCGAAGAAAGTGACTTACACCTACTAACCAGACTGGCCAAAGAACACGACGCAACAGCTAAACCTGTCAATGGTTATCTGGTTTATATCCCGCAAAGCAAAAAGATTAATGCAAACGGTAAAAATCTAAAGCAGGTAGAAGTGAAAAAAAA